CCATTACGCTGCGGCCCCCCCAAGGATCGTGGCGTTCTCAAGTCGCTGGGCACGCTGCTCGGCCAGCAGCTGCATGAGCGTGCTGGTCTGCTTGCGGTACTCCACCAGGGCGGGATCGTCGCGGCCCGTGGCGAGGGCCATGAACTGGCCGATTCCCTCGCTGCTGCGAATGTCGTTGGCCTGGAGGGCTTCCTTGCTTTTGGTGCCCAGCAGGGCGGCGTTCTCACCCTTAAACTCGCCGGCACCAGCAACGGCCTTGTCCATCGACTCGTTAGACGCCTGGGCGCCGGACACCGCACGCTCGCGGTCGGCGGCTTGCTTTTCTTCGGCACGCTTGGCGTCGGCGGCAGCCTTCTCAGCGGCTTTCGCCTCATCGGCTGCCTTCTTCTCGGCAGCCTTGGCTTCGTCGTCTGCTTTCTTCTTGGCTTCGGCAATCGTCTTGTCGTGCTGGGCCGCCCGTGCTTGCTTCTCGCGATCCATCTTGGCCCGCTCCGCTTCGACCTTCTTCATGTAGATGCGTTCGTACTTGGCCCGCTCTGCCTCGGGGCTATTGCGGCCGTTGTAGGCAGCACGGGCACCGGCCACGGCAGTGCCGGCCGCGCCACCACTGGCGCCTGCTTCGCCACCGAACACGGCGTTGCTGGCGGCAGAGCCTGCGTTAGCCAAAGCGGCGTCAGCCTCGCCAGCGTTCCTACTCATGTTGGCTTGGGCAGCGTCGGCCATGTTTTTGCCGAACTCTTGAGCTGTCTCGAAACCGAGAACATAGGCCAGATTTTCAATGAAGCTGCCCAATATGAGCGCCAAAGCATTCCCGGCCATTTCAAACACATTAAAGACAACACGCAGCGCCTCGCTGGCGGCGACAAAAGCGTTTGCCACAAACGAAAACACTTCGCCGGTTGAGGCCAGCGCACCCTCAAAACCGCCCATCGATTCCAGCCACTGGCTGAATCCTGCCGAGAACGAATCAAACACGCCGGCCAGCTGCTCGGCACCGTCGAACAGTGCCCCGGTGATCGCGTCGGCCAGCCCCGTGCCGCCGGTGCCGTTGAAACTCTCGACGAACTGCAGGAACTGCTCCGCGATGGCTGTGATAGCCGGTGCCAGATTGGCCGTGACCTGCCCGATGATCCCGTCAAAGGTCTTGGAAACCAGATCAAGGGCATCGTTCATGCCGGCGATGTTGCCGACCTGCTGCTCAGACAGAACGATGCCCAGCTTTTTGGCCCGCTCCTCAATCGCCCCAAGGTTTGACAGGAACGGCACCAGCTGGGCACCAGACTTGCCAAAGATTGCCACGGCGGCGGCGGCACGCTCGGCCTCTCCGGGCAGCGCCGAAATTGCGGCAGCGATTGCCCGAAACTGCTCCTCGGGCGACATCGACCGCAGCTGCTCAAAGTTAAGGCCCAGCCGGTCAAATGCCCCGGTGTCTCCAGACTCGCCGGCCTTGCCGATCGCCACGGTCAGCTTGTCGAACGCCACGCTGACGTCGTCTACCCCGCCCAGCTTGGCGGCCACTTGGAGCGACTGCAGGGCCTCCACGCCGATGCCGGTGCGGTTGGCCAGATCCTGCGTGGCGTCCACGGCGTTCGCCACACTCTTGGCGTAGCTGACGGCGCTGCGGGCCGCGTCGGTGAATGCGTTGGCCAGCTGCGACACGCCGCTGCCGATCAGCTTGCCGATCTCGATGGTCTTGAGCACCGAGACGTCGCGGGCGGTCTTCTTGGCGGCGTTGCCGACCTTGTCCAGGGCTTTGACGGCCTCATTCACACCACCCGCCATCTTGCTGGCGTTGGCCGAAAGCGTGAATCCTAGACCAATGGTTGCCATGTTACGGTCGCTTGAGTTTTGCCAGCTCTTCCATCATTTCCGCCATGGTCTGCGGCGGTGTCTCAATTGGCATAAAGTCTGTTGGCTTGGGCGATCTGCCCTTGGAGTAGGGAGCGATCGTCGCCGCCGCCTGTATCCCTGTCTGCAGCCACTCCTGTCCGAACGGCTCCACAAAACGACAGTACGCCCACCACTCACGAAACTCGGCCATATCCATCCGCTCGCCCAGTTCCCGGATCGTCATCTTCAGATGCCCGGCCAGCCGAAACATAAAAGCCCGGTCAGGCCGGGCCTTTAGTTTTTTGCCAGTTCCTCAATCTTTTCTTCAGCCAGATCGTTGTGTTTGATTGCGGCTTCCCAGAGCCGGTTGACCACCTTGGCGTTTTTGCTCGCCAGCAGCGTGATCTCGCCATTGGTGAAGAGCCGTTCGCCCTTCTCGTCCACAAGGCAGCGCACCAGAAACTTGGTGCGAAAGTCGTCCATCCCGGTCGCCTTCTTCTGCTGGTATTCCAGTTCGTAGGCGTCGCGTTCCCCGACTGTCATCACGCGAATGTAGACGTCGCCGCCCCACTCGGGCACCTCGACCTTGAGCGTGCTGGCGTCGTTTGCGGCAAGGATTTGTTCTTTCGACAGACTCATCTATCCCCCGATTTTGAAAGTCACAGAAAACGTCTGCAGTTCGCCGGTGGCGGCCTGCCAGTTGAGTCGCTCGTAGATCGCTGTAGAAAAGTTCCACGTTGACGATGGTGCCGAAATGGTCATCGACGCAGTGCTGCCGACGTTGGCGGTCACCATGCCGGTGGGGCTTCTGGCCATCATCGTCACGCTGCCGTAGTCGATGTCTGTAGAACTGAACCGCAGCGCCCTGGCGGACGTTCTCGGGACGATCTCGACGGTGCCTGTCTGCACGCCGTCGACGCTGACATTCACCACCTCGGTGAACGTCGTGCCGCCCCATGTGACCGTCGTGCCTTGGCTCTGCTGTGGCATGCCGGCCCCTTGTCAGGAGACCTTGAACGTGGCGTTGCCCTTGACCAGTTCACCAACGGCATAGGTCAGGCTGGACGAGTAGCATGTGGCCGTGCCGTAGTTGGTCGATCCAACGGTCAGCGTGCCGGTGGCGCCCCGCGTGACCAGCGTGGTCCCAAGGTAGTCCACGGTGATCTCGTCCGATTCGACCAGCGCCGCTGCCTGCAGAAGCCGCTTGCTGCCCGAGGCTAGGCCGAGGTGCGAGGCGTCGAGCTCGTTGACGCTGCCGCTCACCTGGATGTTAGTGACGGTGTAGGTTGAGCCCGAAAAGACGAAGTTTGTGCCCTGCGAATCAGCTGCCATGAGGGTCTCCTAGTGCGGGTGACGGCGGTGCCGTACTCCCGAAACTAGGGGCCGAAGGGGCATGCCTTGCAGTTAGCCGCCGTTGCGCTTGGCGAGGTCGTCGGTCGCCTTCTGGACGGCCTCACGCATGCGGAGCGTCAGGGCCGTGTTCATGAAGTTTTTGCACTGATTAAAAGACCGTTCCAGCGGGTGCAGGGCCGGCATGGCCCCGAGCCCCCGCCGGGGGTCGATCTTGGCAATGAACGAGTTCGGATATCCGGGCGTGCGGTTTAGGTTCTTGTTTACGAAAAATGGGCCTCTGGTGTTGAAACTCGACATGACGTAGGTAGGGCTGTTGACAACTTCCTTTTTTCTGCCGACGAGCGTCTGCTTCTTACCCTCAATCACGACTCGAACCCTGCCCGTAGACTTGCTTTTGCCGGGGAATCTCCGTTTCGTGCCAAACTCCACAAGGTGCGAATGGAAAGCACGATCGTTACCAACGCGGATTGTGCCGCCGGTCTTTTTGCTGTCGCCAGTCCCGCTGCGGCGGTAGCCGATCACGGCCACGGAAACCGGGATACCCCAGCGGTTGTTTTTGTAGGTCTTGGTTTTCATCGCCACGGCCCGAACAAGATTGCCGCTGACAATGCCGACGTTGGTCTTGACGTAAGTTTTTAGCGCCATCAGCCCAATCGACCCGGCTTTTTTGACGGCTTCCTGCTGGCGGTTGTTGGCGATGTCAAACGGGAACTTAAGCAGTTCGTCCCGCAGCTGCTGCACCTCCGACATGCTGAACCGCGTCGGAGCGTACTTGCCCACGCCCAGCTTGAATTGAATCACCTGCACGCTCATACAGCCTCCGCTACCCGAAAGTCGAAGCTTTGCTGGACGTAGTAGAAGGGAAGCATCTGGTCGTCGGTCGGCATCTCGGCTCCGTCCACCTCGCTGGTCAGGTTGGTTCGCTGAATCGTGCAATTGCCGTAGGTGCCGGTGTAGCCATCGACGGAAAGCCGGATCGCTCGGGCGATCTGCTTCAGGTCGATGTACGACGTGCCGTAGGTCGTCAGTTGCACGCTG